TTGTTGATTTGTAGGTAATAAAATAAATTCTTTCTTACCTGTAGCTTCATCTAAATGAGCTTTTAACATTGGCCAAGTTTCAGACAGTCTTCCACCTTTCATTTTTCTACCTTTACCAGTTTTTTGCTTTTTTGGAGCATTTTCATAAATAGTTCCTTGAACAGTAGAAATTGCTCTTTTTACTCCTCTTTTACGACGAGGTGGTCTTGGTGGTTGTTCAAATAAATTAGCAGCAAGAGCAGCATGATGTAATGGTGGAGGAGCAAATTGAACAGGTTCTTGTACATTTAATCCAGCCATTAATGCAGCAATTTCAGCATCATCTCCATCATCTGCTCCTCCACGTAAAGCTTTTTCTAGAATACGTTTTTGAGCTTTTGCTTTGTCTTTAGGAATTGGATCCTTAGAATGTTTCTTTCCAGTTTCTGACGTGACTACCCAATATAAATCTCTTTTTGGAGCTTTCCGTAATTTATATGGCATTTATGTATTATGCTATAAAAAATTAGATTATATTCTTACTAATTAAATAAATGTCTTATGAAGGTGGTGGTACAATTATAGGACCAGCAGGACCAACTGGAGCAACTGGAGCAACAGGAAGTGGAGGAGCAGATTGGTCTCAATATGTAGCAACTCAAACTGTAGATTTTAATGAAAATATTATGTTTGGTGCTAGTAGTATTCAAGGACTCAATGGAACTATGTCTACATTAACTGTAATAAATACTGATGGAACTAATTATTTAACATTAGATGGAAATGTTGTTGGTACAGGACCAACTGGAGCAACTGGAGCCACAGGAAGTATTTCATTTAGTGGACCAACTGGATCAGTACTTTGGTATACTGGTTCTGCAGTAACTGGAACAACAGGATTTTATTTAACTAATCCAAAAGGAGATGAACTTGATTTGAATATTAATGGAAGTATATACCCAAATTTAGATGTTAAATATAACCTTGGTGAGAGTAGTTTTAAATGGTCTAATATTTATAGTGATTATTTAACTACAAATTATATTACTGATTCAACAGGTAATTATGGAGGACCAGGACAATTTTTAGGATCAACTGGTAGTAATTCTCTTTTATGGCAAACTCCATCAACTAGTCTTGCTTCTGGATTAGCACAAATTGGATTAGCTGGTTCTACAGATTATTTAATTCCAATTATTCCTCCAATTACTGGATTTACTACTAATGCAGTTGTTCAAACACTTCTACAAATTCCTGATGGTGCTACACAAAATTGGATTGTATATGCACAACCACATATAGATGATTCATTGAATCAAAGTATTTTTGTAAGTTTTGCTAGTGCTATTACTAATGTAGGAACAACAATTTCATGGAATGTTATTGCTGCAGATTCAACTCCAGTTCTAATTTCTCCTGCTTAAAGTTTTTGACTTTAAAGTCTAATTATAGTTCTTCAAGTCTCAGTATAATACAAATGGTTAAGTTTTATAAAGCAAATGATGGTGTTCATAAATTAATAGCTGTATTTGATGATGGTAAGCAAGTACCATTTGGAGCTTTAGGTTATGATGATTTCATAACTTCTGGAGGTAACACAAAGAAAAAAAAGAATTATTTAGCTAGACATAGAGCAAGAGAAGATTGGACTAATCCTCAAACAGCAGGAGCATTGTCTCGCTATATTTTATGGAATAAACTAACTCTAGTAGAATCTATACATGATTATGTTAAAAGATTTAATATGCATTTAGAATAAAATGGATTCTACTACTTCGTCGGCATTAGCTATTGGATCAATTGTTCTTTCAGTTGGTGGAACTATTCTTGCTTATATAAATCATAAGCGTATCAGATCTAATTGTTGTGGAAAAGAAGTTAGTGCTTCTCTTGATGTAGAAAATACAACTCCTCCAACAGAAAAGAAAGAAGCATTTGTTCCAGACAATAAGACTTAAAAATAATACTTGTTAATTAATAAAATGCATGTTTCTTATATTGCTTTTCTTGAAGAACATTTGAATTATTTGATTGCACGTCTTATGGCTGCAAAAGATGAAGAACAAAAAGAACTTATTTACTCAATTAAACGTGTTAGAGGCATTTTAAATGATGAAGAATTCAAAAAATTAAGTAAAAATGAATAAAAAGATGGATTTACTGAAAAAACATGTGAAAAAGCAGTAAAATCATCGATGATTTTACATAAAAATCCATGTGTTTTTTGTATTTACATTAATTTCTCATATAAAACATATATAAATGAAGACTTTGGAGCTATTTGCTGGAACCCAATCATTTAGTAAGGGCATTAAACGTCATAATTTGGCTAATGAAGCTATAACTGTTGACATTTTAAATAAATTTAAGCCAACTATTCATACTAATATTCTTGAATGGGATTATAAAGTTTATGCTCCAGGTTATTTTGATGTTATTTGGGCTTCACCTCCTTGTACAGAATATTCTAAAGCTAAAACTGTAGGCGAAAGAAATCTAGAATTAGCAGACGCATTAGTTGCTAAGTCATTTGAAATTATAGAATATTTTAAACCTAGAGTTTGGATTCTTGAAAATGTTGGAACTGGACTTTTAGTTCATCGTATGGAAACTATAAGACCAGGATTGAAATCATATTTTGTAGATTATTGTGCTTATGGAAAATCGTACAGAAAGAGAACTATTTTATGGTCTAACATAAATCTAGATTTAAAACTATGTTCTGGAAAAGGAAATTGTCCTGCTATGAATGGTTCTCATCATCGTGGTTCAGTAGGAAATGGTACAAAAAAGTATAACGCAGAAGGAATTAGTTCTGTATGGGAAAAAGATGAAATTCCAGAATTACTTATTGATTCAATCGTTAATGATTTAAAAATAAATACCGAGTAAAGAATGGGAGTGTAGTATAGTGGTTAGTACATCAGACTTTGAATCTGGTAATACGAGTTCGATTCTCGTCATTCCCATTACTAATAACTAATTGGGCTAGTGGTAACACCGTGGTTATGAGACTTAAAACAAAGTTCATGAAACCGAAATATGCCCAATTAATTATTGCTTAGTAATAAATGGAAATTGTAGGTGGTGAAAAATATGATCATAAGAAAGAAGATTGTCCGTATGTTCTTAGTTTAGCTCTGCAAAAGAAATATAATCATATTCCAAAACTTGGATGTATGCTTTCTGATTCTTATTTAAAATCTAAAATTCGTGGTGGTCTAAAAAAACATGGTATGAAACTTAAGCAAATATATTCTAGTATTCAAAGACATATTAATGAATCTGAAATTATTCCTTTGCTCACCTATTTGTTTGAAAATGAGAAAGATGGATTTATGGTACTAGAACATAATAATCCTAAAGAGACAAGACATCTATTTGCGTTTCTGTTTAATCATAAACACCAAACTTTAGATTTCTTTGATTCTTATAATAAAACAAGAACTCTCTTCACTTTACGTTTAGACAAAAACAAAGTGAAGAAGTTTTTAAATGATGTTTTTCATAAATATTTTAAAGATGAATTTTTAATTGAAAAGTGTTATGAATTCAATTACATGTAAGCACTCATGCTGTGGGCACCTCCATGTCTGCGTCCACCATGAGCACCACCATGAGCACCTCCATGACGTCCACCATGTACACCACCATGTACACCACCATGAGCACCTCCCATAGCACCTCCCATAGCACCTCCATGACGTCCTTCACCAACCATGCGGTCAAGAGAAGCATCAGGGGAATGAGGAGGAGCACTGAGAATGTCCTGTTCAGTGAGTACACCCTTAATAATACGAGAAGAACCCTTAATAGTTTCAAAGAATCCACTAGAAATAGGTACAGTGTATACATTAACTGCATTCTGTGCAGAGCCAGTAAAGTTCTGTACATTGAGTGTGTATTGAAGAGTAAAGTTACCTACTAATCCTGGTGCTTGTCCAGCGGAAAGTGGGAAATCACGTCCAGGACGAAGTACTAGAGGACCACCAACTAAACCAACTTGACCACCAGATGCAGGTAAAGCACCAGTACCATCAAGAAGTAAACTAGATGCAAAAGGAACATTACCAAGTCCAGTCCATTCAGACCAATCCATGTCTACACCATTACGAACAGACATTTGGTATAGCTGTTCTTGAGTCATAGTAGAAAGAAGACCAGAAAAGTTGTCAAAGTTTAGAGAAATACTAGTAACAGGAAGAGACCAATCACCTTGGGTTACACTAGAATAAGCAGCAGGCTTTACATAGATTACAAGCAGATCAGGAATGTTAGGAAGAGTAATAGTTTGAGAAAGAAGTTGAGTAGAAGCACTTAGGTAGTTTGTAGAAGAAGGTACAGCAGTTCCAGGAGATGCAATATAACGAGGGAATTCCATATAAGGTACAATGCTCTTAGGAGGTAGAGGAATGTCCAAAGAAGGAGTTAAGAATTGTACACTTAGAGCAGGTTTAGAAACCCACAAACTATTACCAAAACCAGTAGTACTCCATGTGGAAGTAGTAGTACTAAATGGTTGAATAGTTTGTCCAAGAGAATCTACTACAGACTTAGCAGTAGCTACACGGAAAGAACGAAGAGGA